CTGCCGGCCGGCGTCGCCGGCCTCTTCGAAGGCCAGGCGGTGACGTTCGACATCGAGCGCACCAGCCGGGGGCTGCGCGCGGTCAATATCGCGGTGGTCCAGAGCGAGTAGGGCCGCTATCGCCGGCCGGAGTCCGCGCAGAGGTCGTCTGTTCCCGCGCCTCAATGTACGCCAAACCGCATTCGTCGCAGCTTTTGCGAGGATCAAACAATGATCCCGTACAAATGGCCCGTTGCGACCGCGATCCCGCAAAACCCGCAAGTCAGGCTCGAAATCGCCAAGGCGCTGCGCACGCTCCTGGAAGATGGCGACGAGCAGCTGCGGCAGCGCCGCGCCGAGATCGCATCAATTCGGGAGGACTTGGCAAAGATCGCGCAGGATATCGCGACGTTCGAGCACGCGGCGCGGAAACTGATTTTACCGGAGCTGCGCAACACGGTTACAATCCCGACGAGCCGCGGGTGCCGAAACACAATACGGGCGGCGGACAGTGGACGCACGTTGCGGCCAACGGTAGCCCAAACGATGCTTCGGATGGCGGTGAATTTACCAGGCAACCTTATGCCGATGGTCATCATTGGGTGCCGAAACAGCTTTGGAGAAAGGAGCCTTTTCCGACGGAAACCAAGGCCGTCTTTAATAAATCCAAATCCGGCCCGCTCGCCGATCCAAGTGTCAATTTCAACGATGCTGAACATCGAGCATATAACGACGCTGTTAAGAAGCTTCTTGACGGCTTTCTTGAAAGGAACACTATCACCAAAGAGCAAATGACGCCTGCGCAGGCAGAAGAATTTGTACAGGAAGTGAAAGGTTCAGTTGACCCGCGGATCCGCGAGTTTGTTCTCAAGATCGAACGGGAGGCGCTGAAATATTTCATGCGCTACGGGCCGGAGGGTCGAGGAGGCGGTGGTGACGAAGAATAGCCTTATCACTCGAGATGACATCGATAGGATGGATCGCAATGAGTACCACCGCCGTCAGAATGAACAATACGAGGTATTCGAGCGTCTCTGCGATTTAGTCGAAAAAGTGCTTGAGCGCTTTGGCCGACCGGACTATCTGCCGGGCCAGCCCTATGGAGACTTTCAAGTCCATTGCGATTATAGTGAGTACCCGCGGGTCGTTGTCTTTGTTGACAACCTGAAACTTTTATTGCCACCCGTCGTGGATGCTCTTCAGCAACTCGTCAAAGAGTTTCCGGGATGGCATATCGATCTTAGGGTCACGACTCGTGGTCACGAGGATTGGCCAAATATGGGTATCTCCATCCGGGCCGACGAAATTGTCGATGGCTTGCAGCGGCAGTATTTCCCGACGGAATTCCAGGACCTCGCCTATGACGGTGCCCGGCGCGGATCGGTATTGGACTAAGCCGCCACCGAATTCGCGATTTGAAAACTCTGTCAGCGCGAACTCCTGTATTATATAATGCATCATCTGTTTCTCATGGACCCTCTCGGAATTGAGGGAGGATCGGATGACTGATCAAGGCAGTGATCCTCAGTACGAACAACAGATCAAAACCTTCGATAGCCTGGTGCAGGCGGTCAATGCTGTCCTTGAGCAATATGGCAAGCATGACTCACTCGACCCAGGAGATTATTCACTCTTCGAGGATTACTGGGGATTTCCGCAAGTCAAAGTGTCGATCGCCAACCTAAAAATGCTTGAGCCTGTCGTTATTCAAAAGCTTCAACGGGTGATAAGGACTTACCCCGAATGGGAGATCGTGGTGGCTGTTGTGCGCCGACATAATTACAGGGATTGGCCTGAAATGGGCCTGTACATTCGACGGAATGAAATTATCGATGGCTTGCAGCGGGAGTATTTTCCCAAGGAATTTCAGAACATCGAATACGAGGGCGCTAGGCGCGGAACTGTGAACGATTGAGCGGGGTGCCCATCGGCTTTCGTATTCGAAGTTTTGCGGTCTCCGTAGAGAGGAAACAACCACACAGCGACGCGAATGGACAACGAGGACAGTTCGTCTCGACAGTCCGTCAGTCATCTTCGAAGTATCGTCAGCGAGCTTAATCTTGCGCCGAAGCAGCAGGAGGCGCAGGCGCTGCTGCAAGGCGGCAAGCGCCACATTCTTCTGGTCGGCGGCGCCCGCTCCGGCAAGACCACGGTGATCGTCAATGAGATCGCCGAGCGCGCCGTCAATTTCCGTGGCTCGCGCCATGCGATCTTGCGGTTTCGCGCCAATGCGGTGCGGCCGTCGATCGCGCTCGACACGCTGCCCAAGGTCTTCCGTATTGGCTTTCCCGGCCAGTCGCTCAAGGCGCACCGTACCGACGGCTACTTTTCGCTCGGCAACGATTCCGAGATCTGGTTCGGTGGGCTCGACGAGGCCGAGCGCGTCGAGAAGATCCTCGGCAAGGAATACGCCACGATCTTTTTCAACGAGTGCTCGCAGATCCCCTATGCCTCGGTGCTGATGGCGCTGACGCGGCTGGCGCAGGTCGTCGGCGATCTGCCGCAGAAGGCATTTTACGATCTCAATCCGACCAACAAGGGCCACTGGACCAATGTGCTGTTCGGCGACCTGCGCGATCCCATCTCGCGCCTGCCGCTCGACGACCCTGACGATTATGCGCGGCTATTTCTCTCCCCGCGCGACAATCCGCATCTCACGGAGAGCTATTTGAAAAGCCTGGAACGGTTGCCGGAGCGGGCGCGCAAGCGCTTCTATGAGGGCGTCTATATCGACGACCTTGATGGCGCGCTGTTCTCCTACGAGGCCATCGCGCGCACGCGCGTCACCGAGCTGCCGATCGCGCGCCGCACCCGCGTCGTGGTGGCGGTCGATCCGTCCGGCGCCGCCGGCCGCGACGACGAAAGCGCCGATGAGATCGGCATCGTCGTCGCCGCGCTGGGCGATGACCAGCATGCCTATGTGCTGGCCGACCGTTCGCTACGCGACGCGCCGGGCGCTTGGGCGCGCGCCGTCGTTCACGCCGCGGCCGAGTTCGGCGCCGACCGTATCATCGCCGAGGAGAATTTCGGCGGCGCCATGGTGCGCGCGGTGATCGTCGCCGCCGGCGCCGGCGTGACGGTGGAGATGGTGTCGGCGAGCCGCGGCAAGGTGCTGCGCGCCGAGCCGGTGTCGGCGCTCTACGAGCAAGGCAAGGTGCATCACGTCGGCCGCTTCGCCGTGCTGGAAGATCAGCTCTGCGCCTTCACCACCGCCGGCTATCGCGGCGAGGGCAGCCCCGACCACGCCGACGCGCTGGTGTTCGCGCTCAGCGAATTGATGCTCAAGCAGCAGGACGCAATTTTCGAGTATTACCGCCGCCGCGCCGAAATCACGCGGCGACAATCGGTTGAGGCTATGCTGCTTCGCCACGACGCCCTGGCTGCGCAGCCAAGCGCGGACAAGCCGGAGGAGCGCGCCCTGGTCAGGCTTCAGGCGCCAGCGGAGGTATCGATCGTTCACGGTTCGTCCGGCACATATTATATGGCCGCCGCGGACGGCAGTTTTGCGGTGAGCGAAGAAGACGCGAAGGCGCTGCTCGGCCATGGCTTTTTGCGGGTGGGAGGGGAAATGACAGATGACCCCATACAAGCCGAGCCGCCTTTATGCGGTACCCCAAACACTGGAAAAGCGGCTTGAAATTGCCAGGGCGATCCGCACGCTGTTCGAACAATACGATGTCACGAAAGCGAGTCCAGACGATCCGCAACATCCCGGATGGCCGGCTGGAAGCCCTGACAGTAAAGGTGGAGAATTTCGGCCTAAAGACGGTAGTGCCAATATTACGACTGCCGCCCTTTCGAGAATGTCTGAAGCTGAATGTGAGGCCCAGTACGAAGAAGATTTGGCCATTTGCCGACGCGTGCGTTTGGATGCATGTTACGGTCAAGCAATGGCACGCTATTCAGCGTGTACCTCAGGTCACCAGATTCCGCCGCTCAATTTCTAGAGACGACCCATGGTCATTGCAAATCGCGTGTTGAGGCTGCGGCTTGGATCAAACGATATTGACGTTCCAATTCGGATTTATGCGCCCGAGGCGAATGGTGTCGACTGGACTTGTCGTTATGAAATAGGCTGGCCGGAAGGTGCGAAAAAAAGCTACGCAGCGGGAGTTGACGCCGTTCAAGCTCTGCATCTTGCGCTCCAGAAAGTCGGCGTCGACATCTATACCAGTAAACATCACGAGTCGAAGGCGTTGAGTTGGGAAAGGCCCGGCAGCGGCTACGGTTTTCCTGTTTCAAAAAACATTCGCGATCTGCTCGAGGGCGACGACGCGAAGTATCTTTGATCCCCTTCGTTCGTGTCGCGGCTGAAATGGGGCTTTTTATTCTTCATTCGATCGCACCTCGCCGCGGCGCTTAAGCTACGCGCGGCTTCGCGCCTTGCGCATTCGCAAACGGAAACGCAGATGACCGAACCGAACCGTGGCGCCGGCCAGCCGAGCTGGCCGCTGTCGCCGTATCAGGTGTCGTACGGGGCGAGCCAGCGCGCGGCGAGCCAGAGCCCATCGAGCGCCGGCATTGCGCGCGGCACCGGCGCCGATTGGTTCGGCCCGCTCAATCCGCTTAACCCGATTGCGCCGCCCGACATCGCCGGACGGCGTTTCGACTTTCCGCCCGGCTATAACCTCGTTACGCGTCCCGGCGCCTATGAACCGGTCGGTTTCGCCGAGCTGCGCGGTTTCGCCGACGCTTACGATCTGTTGCGCCTCGTCATCGAGACGCGCAAGGACCAGATGGAGCGGCAGCGCTGGCGCATCCGGCCGCGCGATCCGAAGTATAAAAGGAAGAGCGCGGCGGTCGATGCCGACATGACTGCGCGTATCGCCGCGCTTGAGAGTTTCTTTCAGAAGCCCGACGGCGTCACGCGCTGGAAGAGTTGGCTCCGCTCGCTGCTCGAAGACATGTTCGTCATCGACGCGGCGACGCTGTATTGTCAGCGCACGCGTTCGGGCCTGCTTTGCGCCCTGCAGCAGGTCGACGGCTCGACGATCAAGCGCGTGATCGACGATTGGGGCCGCACGCCGCAGCCGTACCGCAATCCAAACCCTCTCCCGCTTGCGGGGGAGGGCGGGGAGGGGGAGTGGATATTCCCGCCGGCCTATCAGCAGGTGCTGAAAGGTTTGCCCGCGGTCAATTACAGTGCGCGCGACATTATCTACCGGCCGCGCAATGTGCGGGCGCATCGGGTCTATGGCTATTCGCCGGTGCAGCAGGTGCTGATGACGGTCAACATCGCGCTGCGCCGGCAACTCTGGCAGCTCGATTATTTCACCGAAGGCTCGATCCCCGATGCGTTGATCGGCGTGCCGGCCGGCTGGACGCCGGACCAGATCAAGCAATTCCAGGATTATTGGGACACCGAATTCTCAGGCGATCTCGCCAAGCGCCGTCGCGCCAAATTCGTGCC